ACGAAGTAGACTTGATTGATATCCTTGGTTCACTCCGACTTGCTAATCTTTATCTACTGGTTGTTGAGATGAAGGAAGAACTTATGGAGGATATGATTGTCTACAACTGCCCTAAGTCTTACATTGGAGGACTAAAAGTCAATCAGGAAGGGTTTGTTATGTCCACAGAGTATGGTATGATTAAACTTGTAAACAGAGACCAGTTCTCTTATGCAAATTTTGTACAAGGTAGATTTCAATGAGTGATGAACAACTTCAACAAATGGAACCGGTAGAACTTGAACGGTACCTAGAAGAATGTGCCGAGAAGGCCAAAGAATACAAAGTCTCATTTGAATACTACATGGCGGAGTTCGCATGACTGAAACCCAAAAGATCACCAGTGCATTGTCACAGATTGAAAACTTGACTACTCTACTTGAAGATAACGAGTGGAAAAACTTTCTATATCAACATCTCATTCCAATTAAGTATGAGTTACAGAGACAACAATGTCTCTTGACTAATCAGACCAATTCCACTAACATTGAAGAGTAATTAAACCAAACTGATGAAGACCCTTTTTATTGTTGATCATTTTGTTCCGTTCCCGCAATCAGAATACGGCGGTGTTTGGAATGTCCTTGCTGATAGTGATGAAGAGTGTTTTAACTTGATTACTACTGAAGATGATAGTAATTACTTTGAGTATTATAATATTTTGAGGGAAAATATTAGTAAGGCATATAAATATACTATCACATCCGAGGCAGAATCAGGAATTGTTACCTCATTCCTTACTTAAACTCATATGTCAAACTATTCAACAGAATCTCTTTTAGGTGATCTTCAACGTACAATAAAACATCTTGAAGACAACATCAAAGAGAAGAACAAAGAGATTGAAAATCTTAAAGGCCTAATTTTCAAACTCCAAGATAACATCCAAAAAAGTGACTAACTAAATGATTGAACTTGAACTCCCCAATGATTTTATTCATGAAGCCCCAACAGGCTATTCATATTCAGTTAGTGAATTCAAAACCAATGTCTTATCAATTTGGTTAAATCATCACAAAGAATATATCTACACAAAAAAACCTGTTAAGAGTATTTGGGGATTTGTACGGTTCACAAAGAAAGGTCACAAATACTATTCACCAATCAACCATAAAAGTATTGGTAAAGAAATAGACATCAATGAAACACGCCCATTCTCTTCTATGAGACTCACTCTCACTCCTCTAGAGGCGGCATTTTTCTGATGGAAACCCGTAAAGACCGTATGGCCCATCCATACACACCAAAGATTGATGATTACGTCATCTGGAGACGCACTGGTGGGATGATTACCCAGGGATGGGTATACTTTGTTGACAGCGAATATATTACTATCGAGACAGGTGTAAAAGATAAACCTAATTGTGAATACACAAGACATGAGAAACATAAGAAGATTCACATTCTGGTAGTATGTCATCCTTGTTTTTGGAATCAGTTAGAGTATGTCAAGAACAGAAGAGGTGATGACTAATAAGACTAAATTACTAACCAATTATTGTTAGTAACCTCCAAACTGTCCCTGTAGTGTAACCAATCAATCATCATGACGACTCCAATCGTAACCCAACTCTCCGATATCCGTAATCAAGTTCGTAAACAGGATTTCAAATGGACTAACGATCAACGTGAACGTTATTCCACCCTTGTCGAACAACGTTACACACAAATTGCACAATGGCGTGAAGAAGGTCGTGTCTGGGTAGGCCCTTCTAACATTGGTAAGGATAAGCCACAGGAGCAAGAATCAGACGATTGATAAACTGTCCATTACCTCTTGACTTTTACCAAGTCAGGGGGTATTATTGTTAGTAACCTCTAAAGTGTTCCTTTAGTATAACCACCACTTCTGAAATGATTACTCTTCGCCCTCATCAGCAACGTGGTCTGGATGCACTTGAGTCCAACAACATCGGTCAGGTTATTGTTCCAACAGGAGGAGGAAAAACGCTGATTGCAATCATGGATGCAAAGAGACAACTAGAGACTCAACCCTCTACCATTGTTGTTGTCTGTCCTCGTATTCTTCTTGCAGAACAACTCTGTAGTGAGTTTCTTGAGGTCATTGACACCAAGAATGTTCATGTGCTTCATGTTCACAGTGGTGAAACTACTCACTTCAGTTCCACCAGGGCAAAAGATATTCACCTATTCACCAATGTAGCACGTAGTGAGGGTGAGAGTGTTCTTATTTTTACCACATATCACTCTCTACACCGTGTACAAGAGGCAGACATTGAAGTCAATACCATTTACTTCGATGAGGCACACAACAGTGTTCAACGCCACTTCTTCCCTCCTACAGAGTTTTTCTCTAACGAAGCAGATCGTTCATACTTCTTTACTGCAACCCGTAAGACTTCTATCACTATCAATAAGCCTGGTATGAATGACCGTGAGGTCTATGGTGACATCATTTGTCGTGTCTCTGCTCCTGAACTTGTTCAAGGTGGATACATTGCCCCACCTAAAATTCATGTGAAAGAGTTTGACATTCATAACAATACCAAACTCATCACTTGTGAAACTGATTGTGAACATCTCATCTCTACTATTGATGAGGTTCAGATGAAGAAACTTCTGGTCTGTGTGAAGACTTCCAAACAACTGGTAAATGTCATCACTCATACCGATTTCACCAGTCAGTTGTCTGATCGTGGTTATTCTTACCTTTATATTACTGCAAAGACCGGGGCAGTTGTTGATGGTAAGAAGGTCAATCGTGAGGAGTTCTTTAACGTCCTAAACACTTGGGGCAAAGATCCTGATAAAAACTTCGTTGTTCTTCATCGTTCTATTTTGTCAGAGGGTATCTCTGTCAACCGTCTGGATTGTGTTATCTTCCTTCGTAATATGGACACCATTGAATTAACTCAGTCAATCGGTCGTGTTCTTCGTACCTGTCCTGATAAGTCCTTTGGTCTATGTGTTGTCCCGGTCTATTCTAAAGTTGGGATCGCAACCGAACGTGCTCTTCAAAATGTTGTTGATACAGTGTTTGAGAAGGGTGAGCTCCTAGATAGTGTCGTTAGGAAGTGAACATGACAAATTTTATAGAACAGTACAAAATTGATAAAAAGTTGTGTGATGAAATAATAGAATATAGAAAAACTAGACCTAATTTTGTGGGTACGACTATTAGTGGTACAAATAAAGACATCAAAGATTCCTTGGATAGTTATTTTTGTAAATCTGATTCAACTTATATAAATTATATTTCAGAACTTGATGAGTGTTTAATTAAGTATGAAAAAAAGTACTCAATACTCAAAAACCATAATTTCACGTTAAGTGAGAATACAATCATTCAATTTTACCCACCAGGCGGTGGATATAAAAATTTTCATTCCGAATTAGATAGGACTAAACATCCTTATAACAAAAGACTTTTAGTCTTTATGACTTATCTAAATGATGTTTACATTAGAGGTCAAACTGAATTTTTATACCAAAAAAAATCTTTCAGAGCTAGAAAGGGGAAAACTTTAATTTGGCCAGCAGATTGGACTCACACCCATAGGGGAATAGTAGCACCCTTTCAAGAAAAGATTATTGTTACTGGATGGATACATTCAACATGAAACCTCTCAGTCATACCAAGGGTTTTGGGAGCATCAAAAACCCTTTTTTCCATATTCTGACCTTTTAGGTGTATTAGGTCATTTGTCCCCGTCCCGTTATTGAAAAAGCAGTTTATGAAACTAATCCAACACAGAAGTGATATCCTAGATTCCAAAGTTCAGGAACTAGGATTCATTGTAGGTAAAGATGATGAGTATGCAGCCATACCTTTAGCAGGCAGTGAGACCAAGTTGGTTATCATTCATAAGGGCAATATTTTGAAGACTTGTCGTAACCGAAAGGCAGCACTTACCTTTATCAAAAAACATTCTAAAACTAAATAAGACATAGGATAAAGAAAGAAGATGAAGACCTTTCAACAATTTAACGAAGAAGCACAGGTAGGCCCATCGACCAGAGGTGATTCTTCTCAGTTCCAGAGTGACCAACTGCAAGGTTTTAGTAATAAACTTGACAGTGTAAGAAAGGCACCTGTAAAGTTGGTGAAGGATCTTTACAATGCCAAGAAAGAAGCAGAGCAAGAGAAAGAAAACGAACAAAGAAAGATTGATATCTATAACAAGAAGATGCAAGATAGTAAGAAAATTGCAAAACTTGAAAAGCAAATTGATAACATAACGAAGAAAGATCAACAACAAACTACTGATAAGAAACCTACACCTACACAACAAACCAACGAAGTCTATGATCCTGAAGTACAAGGAAGGTCACAGATTCGTAAGACTGGTGAAGGTGGAAGAGTAGGAAGAGACCGTAGAAAGAGTGAACCAGAACGTCGTAGAATGAAGGCCACTGGTGGTGGTAAGTTTGAACCAGTTAGCTATAAAGATCGTAAGGACATTGGTAGTCAGAGACAAGCAAGTACAAGAGAGAAACAACCTACTGTAAGAGATCCAAAAGGAAGAGAAAAAGTCAAACAGTCATATGCTGATGATGTCAAGGCAAAAAGAAAGGCGGCAGCATTGGCAAGACGCCAGGCCAACTCAGGTGGTGGAGAGGTAAAGAAAACCACTACATCTTCTAAAGATCTTGAGAAACAAGCATCCAAACTTCTGACCAAGAAGACACCAGAGAAAAAAGTTGATCCTTCTTATAAACCAGCAAAGGCGTCTGGTATGACGCGTGCAGAGAGAATGAAGGTGACAAGAAAGGGTGAGACCATGTTGCGTGGTATATTTAAAGGTCAAGAGACCGATCGCTATAAGAAAGAAACAGGGCAGAACCCTGATGCCAAAGGTAGAACCAAGATCATGGGTAGAGTTCATGCAAGAATGAAATAAAGATATAATCAAAGTAACCAGTTTTTGAACTGCCACAACCTCACTTGACTTTTGTTGGGTGAGGTTTTATAGTATGCTTATGAATTACCAACAACTGACAGATACAATCTATCCAGACTTTGTTGAATACACTCTGGATAAACATTCAAAAGAAATAAAAGATTTATACAGGAGTTTCATTGATGAATATCTCAATGAAAGTCTTGGTGAGTTGAATCCAAAGACACGCAATAAACTGACAAAGGAGTTACTTGACCGACTTATTCAGTAATATTATTGTTAGTAACCTCTAAACTGTCCCTATAGTATAACCACTCAATCATTATGACTCTCACTCAATCCAAAACTGAATATCTCACCGAATGTTTGCTTGAGGTTGTCAACAATCAATGGAAAGTTAATGCAATTGAATCAGGACATAGTTCATACTCTAAGTTAGAATATAGTGTAGGTAAGAAATATATCAAACTGAATCAATTCAGGGTTTATGTTGATGGTAGTTTTAACAATAACGGTGTTTTCATGTTCATCGACAAAGAGTCTGGTGCATGTTACAAACCAGCATCATTCAAGGCACCAGCGAAAGGCATTCGATTCTTTCTTGAGTCCTTAGTTGATACCCCTGAAATTGTAGATCCTTACGGTTCATTCCTTTATGTTCGTTGAGGTTATTGATAGTAACCTCCAAAGTGTCCTTATAGTATAACCACTCAATCAAATGCCACTTTCTGAATCTACTGTTTCACGTATTGTCGATGCACTCAAAGATGACATCATCGAACACATTTATACAAATGAGAAATACAATGAAGTTATGCGTCAATGTATTGAAGAGGCATTAGATGCCAAAATGGGTGAGATGGATGAGGATCTATATTTTGACCTTGGTATGTGCCTGTATGAACGAATTGAATTGAAATAAAGTTAGTAACCTCTAAACTGTCTCTATAGTATAACCACTCGCCGATCAATCAAATGAGCATCTATGTAAGATTCGATTCAACTGAATGTGATGAACCACAATTCATCGGTCCATTTGAAACTGAAGAAGCTGCTGATGATTATGCAGACTATCAGAACACAGGACTTTCACTAAATGGTATTCCTGGATGGGTTGCATCCTATTCTGTATCTGGTTGTTGACATTATTGTTAGTAACCTCTAAACTGTCTCTATAGTATAACCACTCACCCCCAACACCATGAACACTATCAAACAAGAATCTGTTGATCTAATGGCAGAACAACTTTATCAACAGATGGTACAACATGTTGATAATGACAACTACGGTAACTCTGACGCCATCCATTCTGAATGGGTTGTTGATGGTCGAGATCCTGAAGATGGTGAATATGAGTTCATTTTCATTGACTATCTCTCACAAGTTTAATTTACATCACACACAAACTAAATCATGAAACCTTTCAAAATTGCCCGTCTTGATGATACTGGAAACTGGAAAGTTCTTGCTAGTTTCACTACTTATGAAAAAGCAGATGATGCTCTCGAAAGGTATTCTGAAAAATACCCAAATGCCTGGGTCGATATACTTGACGGTGCTCTAACTCTCACTCCACTAAGTCACACTTAAGAAAATCACTAACTCAGACAAACTAAATCATGAAAAAGTTTCTTACCTCTGTTATTGCAGGCGCATCTGTTATCTTCACACCAGGATCAGCTCTTGCCGACAACACTTATGAAGACCATGTAGACCTCTTTAATGCACTCAATGAAGTTGGTATTATTGTCAGCATCAATTCTAAACTTCATTGTAGATCTGGTGTAGATGGTTTGTATAATACAAGGTCAGGTATGTTAATCGTATGTCAAGACAATGGTGTCACTGGTGGTCCTCAAGTAACATGGACAGAAAATGACTTGGATACACTTAGGCATGAGGCTCATCATGTTGTTCAGGACTGTAATGAAGGAACAATTGCAGATGGGTTAATGGATAACCTTTTCCATGAGGAACAAGAGTTGATCGATTTCATTTCCAGGTCATCACTTAGTGCAGAAGATGTCAAAGACCTTATTTCTTCATTGGAGAAAGATGGACTAAGTTCACGTTCAATATTGATTGAAGTTGAGGCATACATTGTGGCTAAAGATATAGATGCATCAACTATTGCATCAAAGGTCAGGGAGTTCTGTTCCTGATGATTGATGGGCATATGTAACATGTTTTGGTGTGGTTACCTTGTTACATTGTAAGACCCATGTAGTAGAGGCATCAATCACATAATTGTGGTGGTTACAGTGATTGAGT